GATTCCGAGAACTGCGCTACTTCCAGTGTCAGAGCAAGAGGGGAGAACGGTAGACGCTCATTATAGAACTGTTCCCACTTGCAACAAGCGAAGAAAAGAAACTCAGGACGATAAAGCAAAATATCAATAATCCGATGACCGAAGACGTTTGCAACATAAGACATTTTTTGATACTCGGTATGGATAGAAACGGAGAACTTTTGAGCGAGATCAGCACAAAGGGGATGACATAAGTCCTTAGTAAAGGTAATACGGCGCGCTTCGAGGTCTGTAACAAATTCCATATCTTCCCAACCATCAGGTAGAAGAGTTTCATTCCCGTAGCGGTTCCAAACCTTACGGAGATAAACAAAAAGCTTTTCAGAGTCATAATAGTAAGACCAAAAAAGCGGTGTAGGGTCATAAACAGTACGACCTGAAGAATTCACACGAGAAGTATATTTCAACTCCATTTCATAACGAATAATATAGGAATCAGCAGGGCAATCAAGAAGCTCACCAGAAGCAACACACAACTTTTTTTCTGGGTCTTGCAAAGACTTATTATAGATACGGCAGAAGACAGCAGAAGAAGTTCTACGGCCTATATAGACGGTGGTAGAATCACCATAACCCTGATACATGAACTTACGAACTTTTCGGGCTTTTTCAGGATTATTCATCTCATCGACAGAAGCATAGATAACATCCAAATAGAACTCGCGCCACCGTTGCTTTGTCATGACAACATCGAAACAAAAGTCGAGACGGGAAAAGTGCCCGAATTCGTGACCTTCATGCATCAGTGAAGCAAGTCGCGGCAAGGTGGAACGGAAAAGCTCACAACCATGACCAGACACTTGCAAAGAGTGCGGAGACTGTTTCGCGCCGTTGTTCGGTTTATAAAAGAGGCCAGCAGGGGAATTGTAGGGGGAATTCTCACTAGCGTTTGAAATCTGCGCAAAGTGCAAATCACACTGAGCGAGAGCATCTTCGATTTTGGGAATAGAGATTGAACCCTGTTCAAATGCGAAAGTAGCATAATCAAGTTTAACGACCGTTTTCATACGAGAAAACCACCTTTCATTTCCATGGCTAAATGTTACCATAGTATGAATGAGTTGTCAAGAGAAAAATTAAATTTCGTGGGCGTATTACACGAACGCCCACGATACCGCCGGCTAAACAGTCACTACGTATCGAAAGCCCCTGCCAGACTGTTTTGGAAGGGCGAGGGCTTTGCCCTCGCGGGGGACGGGGGACGCGGTGGAGACGCTATCGCGTGACTAAACGTAGCAACTGCCTGCGTAATTTCCGCAGAAAAAAATAGAATTTCCTATTGACAAATAGAATACTCTATGCTACAATAGAGACATAAAAGAAAAGGAGATAAGCACATGAAAGTCAAGAAAGAATTCCTCGAAAAGGTATTTGCAGAAACAATCGTCTACACAAGAAACTATCAGTACAGAGCATTCAAGTACACCGCAGTAAACGAAAAAGATGAATTTTACGACTTTTTCTTCATCAAGCGCATAGACATTAACTACGTTGATACAACAAGATATCTTGACGAAATCCACTGGGAGACCATCGCGCAGACAAAAGACGGAAAAACATTTTTAAGATGCTGAAAGCAAAAAAAAAAAAAACAACCCCCCTAACCCTAAAGGGCACGGGGGGAAGTTTTTTTGTTATTTCGAGGAGGTCTTGCTGATAACCTGCTCTGTATCATATTCTAAGGCACTTACCTGCTTCACAGACTTAGGAATAGTATACCACCTAGCCCGACCCGCCTTGCGCACCGTATTAACCAGCTCGTGCCCACCCTCGAGGCGATGTTCCATAGCGATACAAGAGCGATAGGGAGTAAGGCGACAGAACCAACCAATGCGAGTGCAGAGGTAAATGCGATCACACAAATCACGAATCTTTTTATCAAAGTCCATAGTCTGAGACGACACAATAATAGTAAGATGATATTTGCGTTGCATTTTGAAAAACTCAACCGCTTCGCGGGGCATGGTCTTAAAATCTCGATTAGAATGCAACACACCTATTTCGTCAATGAGGATGAGAGAATCAGGAACAAAAGACTGTTTCCAGTATTCCGAATCTAACTCATAACCAATACCCATATTACTATAGATAAGCCCCTTATTAGTACGTAACCACTTATCAGCAACACGAGACATATACAGAGACTTGCCAGAGCCTTTTGAACCAACGACAGCCTCAAGCTTGTACGGGTTTTTGCAATAGTTATCGATATAAACAAAAAGCCAGCAAACGCAAAAGATAAGAATACCATAAAGCATAGAATATAATCCTTTCTAAATGCGAAAACGTCGCCGACCATTAAAATGGTCGGCGGCGTTTTCTCTCAGTGTCTAACTTCGACCGGGAATCCAGCGGCGAAGCACACGAAGAACGATGCCCGCGATAGTGAGAATCACGAAGACAAGCAGAATAGGCTGAGATTCATAAAAATCAATAAGCTGACCCATCCAAGTAATCATTGACGTGAAGAACTCACCGACCAAAGAAAGCAGCGTTGCGAGAATAGAAGTAGTAGCGCCCTGAAGTCATCATCCTTTCATAAAATATTTATGGCACCTGTCACGGACGGAGCAGGAAAACCAACATAGAGAAAACAGCAGAGAAAACAATAAAATAGCCAATCTCAGGGACAGAAAAGATGCCGAAACAATACTGCAATGGGAAAATTTCCATTAGCTCATGCGCCCCCAAATCGCGTTTTTAAGCCAAGTAACAGAAGTAATGAAGACAAGGACAACAAACAAAGCAGAAACGCAAGCTTGCGGATTGAGAACTTGAACCGTAGTTGTGGAATCCTCCTCATAGGGAAGCTGAATAAGTTGAGTCGAACTGTTATAGGAATACCTTTCGGACGTATAGCCGGACGTATGCACAGTCTCAGTGCGCTCGATGAAGAATGTATCGCCGAACCAATCCATAATAGCAGTGAAACTATTAGAGACGTTAGGGAGATTAGAATACAAAGCTGGAGTATCTGCGGCGCGGTCATCATAAGCAGTCAAACTCCCCTCGAAAGGTAATTCTTCTTCCAGCGGAGCATAGCCGTCACGAAGGTCAGGGCTTTCGGAAATGTTCTGTGCAGGTTCAGCGGGTGGAGAAGATTCTTCCGACCGAGATTCAGCAGCGGCTTTAGAATCCAAATCGGCGACAGCCTGCGCGGAAGCCTTGAGATAGTCGTACTGCTGCACGGTCAAGTCACAAGTACGACCGTCATCGAACTGAACGGTATAGACAGTCACACCGTCAGTGTCAATCCAAGTTTTAATGATAGTAGGGACTTCCATTATTTATCACCTCCATCCCAAAGACCACGGAGAACGAAGCCAACAAGCGAAAGAACAAGGAAAATAAGCACAACAGTTCCAAAAGTGCCGAAACCGAAAAAAGAAAGGCCAAGGACATTCGCAATAAACGATGTCACAACACCAAGAGTCGAAACAAAATCTACCATGGCAGCAAATCCTTTACAAATTTGTAGATACCGAGAGCAACGAGGAAAACGACAACAGTGATGAGGAGAGCGCCACCGGAACCAAAAAGCCCGAGAACGGACTTGAAGAAGTCAATAAAGCTCATCCATCAACCGCCTTTCGAATCAGCATACGGAGCACAACGGCACCAAAACAGAGCAGAGAAACAGAGAAAAGGAAAGTGCCTAAATTTTGAAAAACACCATTAAGAAGACCAGAAGCGCCAGAGGCCACGCCAGAATCAACAGAAGAAGTATTTTTCCAAGAATTCAAGTAATCCTTAGACTCTTTCAGGGTATCAGAATCTATATCAAATTCATCAGTAATTACTTTTTGTAAGTCCTCAGGAGAATTTGAAATCCAATCCCCAAGCTCGACGTCAGGAAGACGAGAAGCAGGAACAAGGAGAGAAAAAGCGAAAGACCCAGTCGTATCAAACTCAGAAGCATAAAAAAGAGAAGAAGAAGAGGGCTTCTTAACAAAAACAAAGCCGATATCAGAAGATGG